AATGCTTCAATTTGTTGTTGACCAATAATGATATTTAAATCGTCTATTTTATTCTTAAAATAATAAGGTACATCACATCCTAAAATGTCTATAATATTTTTATCTTCTAGTTTTTTAATAAGTACAATTAATTTTATTATGTTTAATTTTAGATAAGAACGAGAACTTTCATTATATTGAAAGGATTTACAGACTATGTATCTATCAAGAGATGTAATATTATTTGTATTTGGTTTTGCAATATAAACTTTATCATAAAATGATGTAAGTAAATAAAGACAGTCTATAACTGGTTTATGTAAAGTATCTTTTAATTTAATAATAGCATTACCTTCGTATTTTTGATTTCTTAATATAGTGATAATAATTTTTACTAATGAAATAAAGTACTCCTTTTCGTTTAAAGCATTTGTATCATAAAATATATATTCAAAACTATTTTCAGGTAAATCATTGTCTATATTAATGCAATCTAATTGTATAATATCATCTTTTAAACCTTCTCTAAACATCTCAAAACACTCTACTGAATCATTACAATTAGGCGACACATGTAAAGATTTAATTGGACTACTTTTAAAATTATCAAAAAAATTCAAGTTATTAAAAATCTCAAATAAATCATAAAATAAATTAGTATTTGGTTTGAGTTTACTGACTGAAAATTTTGAACCAGGGACTTTTGAAAAAATAAATTCATAAGGATTTATAATTCTAATTGCATCATCAAATGTATTATCAGATAAATCAACGTCAAATGTAAACATTTCAATAATCTGTTTTTTTATTTCTAAATAATAATTTAAAAAAGAATGTGATAAATATGGTTTACATTTATCTAAAGAAACAACTGGATTCACATTTACTACATTTATATTTTTTGGTAATATATAATAACTCATTGGTCTTATTATATATAATAATTTTTATTTAAGTTTGTTACGTAATTTATAGTTATATTAATCTTCATCACTTTCTTCAATAATTAAAGGTTTAGTTATCTTGGGCTTTATTACTTCAGTCGCTTTAGTTTTCTTAGATTTCTTTTTATCTTTTTCAATTGCCTCTTCAATCGCCTTTGCAGGTTCATCTACTGCTTCAGTTGCAGGAACTAGCTCAAGCTTTTTACCTAGTTTTCTTATTTTGGGTCTAATTTTTTTTTCTTCTTCTTTTGCAACTACCACAGCCTTTTGGGTTTCTTCTCTTTCTCTTACTACAATAGCTTCTTCATATTCTCCTAATTCAAGTTGCAATTTATCAATATTAACTTCTCTTACTTTTTTGTATACAAAATATCTATTTAAGAATGAAATTTTCTTTTCAGCTGTTGTCATGTTAGGAGCTTGACCATACATATCAGCTTTAAATTTATTTCGCTTAATTTCATCCAACATATTAATAAACAATTCACTAAATAAAGCTGAGCCAGATGGTAAACCCATTTCATTTGCTTCATCTTTACTAATAAGCTTGAATCCATAAGCATCCATAAGTCTATCAAAATAATCATAATTTACAAGATATTCGGAAATATATTGATTGATAGACTCTTGATAAACATTAATTTTATAACCAATAGAACTTGAGTCATCATCAAAACTGTCAGCTCCATAATCTTTAATTATTTCCCATATTTTTTTACCATCTTCATTAAGTTGAATACCATTACCAGTCTTGATTTTTCTAAGTTCATTAAATATTGACTTACCGTCATAAGATGTTCCAATAAAGTATCCGTTTAGTTTAGTACATTCCGTAACATTTTTAAGAAAACCTAATAGAGTATCAGGGTTTTCGAAGAAATAGTGAATCGCAAATTGACATGATGATACATTGAAACCACCATCTCCTTTACCATATTGTCTTGCAACACCTTTACCAATTTGCTCAGCATCTTTTGAACCATTACCAAATATTGCAGCAGTAATTTGTTTAGCTTTATCATTTAACATAGCACTTCCATCTTTAATATTAAACGCACTATTACCGTGTGCGAATAAAGCATAAGGAACAAATTTATTTATTTTTCGCGATTTTAAATATCTTGAACATGCTCCATCCAGACGATTTTCCAAGTTATCTTTAGAATAATCAATACCGAATACAAATGATAATCTAGAAGCAATCCATTTTGAAAGATCGCCTGCTTTGCCACATGCAAAATCAATAAGCGTGTCACCGTGTTTAGCAGCACCACTTATTAATAATTTTTTAACATATAAATTGTGAAAATTTTTAAGTCCTTCGGTTTTCATCTTACCAGCTGGTGTATTATAATAAACATCTTCACTGACCGTCAATTCAGGAATTCCCATTCCTGTTATAAGCATATCTTCGGTGATTCTACCAGTTGGATGAATTGATTTCCAGTTTTCATTACAAACTTTATATGCGTTTCCGTATTCCCTTTCTCCTCTTAAAAGCTTAGCTGTTTTATCATATCTTACACGCAAAGGTTTCCATTTCCAACCTTCTTTACCATCAATATCATAAGCAAATTCTACAATACTGTTGTCAGTAATAACCTCATTATTACTTGTAAACATTTGCATTGCATCAGTATCATCAGACTGTAACATTATTTTACATAATCCAGCATTAGCATCATAAGGTTCGGTTGGATAAAATCTCTTAGGAACATAATCAGTGCTTTGTTTATCCTCAAATCTAGGTTTATATTCTGGAAGATTATCATCAATTATATCTTGGCATGGATTAATAAAGCCATCATTCTTTTCACTAAAACCACATCTTAATTCAAGTGTTTTATATTGATTATATTGAACGTAATTTGAAGTTGATAAACCATCTTCAAATATAGAACCAATTACGTCTTCACCATTTGCTGTTTTTACAGTTGTAACTAAGAAATCAATTGTATTATAATGTGGTGGCTTCCATTTGAATGAATATTCCCAAGTAACTTTTGTTTTTGGTCCTGCCTTACCAACTACGTTAGAACCAACACCATAAAATTCGTGTGTAAAGATTAAACCGTCTATTTCATACTCAAATAAACCTTGTTTTTCTCTTTCTAAAATTAATTTGCATCCTTCAAATATATTTTGTTTAGATGACATTGGATAGAATTTTTTCACTTCAAATCTAATTGGCGACATTACTGATTTACTGTAGTTAGCAAGTTTTTCTTTTAAAGTCTTCTTCTCTTGTGATGATGTATCTAATATAGATATTGGATTTAATATAGTTTTTAACTTTTCTAATAAATAATACCTACATTTATAAACATCTTCTTCTTCTTGCGTTAATACAAATGTATAACCTCTTGTATCTTTATTCTTATAATAATAAATATCAAATGCTGCATATAAATTAATAAAGTCTCCATTTTTATCATATTTTACTAATTCACCATCAAATAATGTATTAAAACAATCTTCGCTTAATGTTTTTGCACCAGTAAATTTGACATCCATATTTGAGCTAATCAAATAAATTTTACCAGTCTTAGAAATATACATAAGATGTCGTTCACCGTCAGCCTTTTCAGTAACAACAAAATCTTTTCTAATATTAGCTACCATTGAATTTTCATCTAATGGAGCAATATTTGTTAGTTGTAATGTAATAGGACTTGGACCAATAAAATTATATGTTGTAATTCTTCTGGATGGTTCATACTCGTCTCCCCAAATCATTTTCATGTAGTCTCTTAAAACTTCTTCCTGTTCAGGATATGAAATAGGATACATAGTTCCCTGAAGGCCACTTAAAATATATTTAATAACCTTTCTTACAGAATTTGCAACATCTTCTGCTCTATGGAACTCTCTTGCTGGACCTATCATACGTCCATCTACTTCAATTTCGATTTCATATGTCTCTTTATTATTAAATACGTTTGATTCTTCTAATGTATAAACAGGCACTATATGGTTAAATCCGCGCTTATCTTTTGCCATATTTCCTGATTTTGTAATACTAATATCAACTAATACTGGATATTCTGGATGTCTAAATGTAACACGATTTAAATAACGAAATTCTTTTTTAGATTTTCTCCAATTATCAATAACATAATTTTCTATATTTTTTGTAGCAAGTTCTTCAAGCGAATAAGTAACTCTAAAATTAAAATCATCAAAATTTACTGGACGAACAATATCTTTTTCAGGTGTAATAAATGGTCGTTTATGAATAAATTTAATACTATGTGGCAGTTCTTTATATACAGTTTTAATGTCATTACTTTTACATATTTTTTCAATAGCCGATAAACCATTAATTTCAGTTCTTACATCAGACATTTTAAAACGACCTGTCTTACTATCTAAAAATTCACACTTTACACGAAGAGATGATATTCCAGTAGGATTAAATGCTGTGAAACCAAACGATTTTAATACTTTTACAACATTGTCATAATCATTTTTTGTCAATTGTTTAATACCTTTTGTTCCAAATCTTACTTCAACCTCATGTTCTATATTTGGATTTACCTTCGCGCTATAAATATTTTTAAAATATGTTTCAATCAATTTATCAAATTGATGTGATGGTGGAGATTTTTTATCTTCTGGAATGGGTTGAAGCTCTACTTGTTCAAATAATTCTTCTGGTGCATTAAGTGCAGTACCCTCTTTTTCTATCAATGACTCATCACCATCTACCATCAAGTCAACTATAATTATTTCACAATTATCACCACATGAATCTAGACCAATTTGTATATAATTAATATTATTTAAACCATTGATTCTCCAAGTTTTTTCATGTTCAGCTAAAGCTTCCTTCTTTTTCATGAATTTCAATTCGTTTTCCCTTAAAAATTCTAATTTTTGTTCTAAATTCATATTTTCTAAATCTGTAATCGAACCCTTTGTAGGTTTTTTAACAGAATAATATTTCTTTACACGTTTGTATAGTTCATCATCTTCACCACCCCATCCCCAAAAATTATTTGGGTAACCATTAATTTTATTAAACATATCTCTATTAAAAACAACAATACCACCAAAATAATCAGGATTTTTACCATATCTATCCCATACTGCAGCAATATGAACTGGACTATGTACTGGTGGATTTATATAATATTCTTTAAGTTCTTCAGATGGTAATAAATCTACGTCATGAAATATAAACACATTGCATCCTTGGTCTTGAGCAGCAAGAAACCCAATATTTAACAAAGCACCTCTATTAAACTTACGTTTATCATCAGTTTGTTGGATCACAAAAATCATGTAATTGTAATCTTTTAGATAATTACTAAAATATTTAACTAATCTATCCAATTGTTTAGTTCTTGTTTTATTAACTTTATCTGATTCTCGAAATGGGATAATAATTGCAATTTTATTTCCATTATCTTTATCAGACTTAGCAGATTCAGGGGTTTTTTCAAACATTTCCAGTCTATTAATTTTACCAGTTTTATCATAAGCCCTTTTTACTCTAGCCAAAGCTTGATTTCTCCTATCTTCATTTCTCATATCTTCGATATCCATTTTACCAATAGGATCTAAAAGGTCATAAATATGTTTATATTCATCCTTCATTGGAGGATAATCAGGAGTTTTTGGAGATTCTGATATTGGTATCTCACTTTTAGTGACTCCTTCTAAATTCGGATTATTTGGATTAATGGAACTCATCGTTATATATATATTTAGACATATTTTTAAATTATTGTTCAATTTTTTAATAATTTAAAAATATTGGATAATTGATTCATACAATTCATTTTTTGTTTTATTTTTACCATTTTCTTTATTTATAACTTCAATTGCTAATTTATTTGCAATATTCAATAAATCAGATACTTTATAAGATGACAGACCTTTAATTGGTTTATCAAGAGAATCAACCTTGTACAAATTACTACGTACTTCATTTAATAATTCTTCAGTAGCAATTTCATATCCATATTGTTTGTTATATTTTAATTGACTATTATCTATCTCCCTAATAATATAAGTAATACCCGAATCGTTTGTTAATAGCTCAAAATAAGTCTTCTTGCTAATAAATATAATATTTATATTATCAATTGCAAACAGTGTCATGAAAGTTTTAATAGAAATATTATTATCGTTAGCCAAATTGCTTTCAAGATTGGATATAGTATCAAATTTATATGTTTTTATAGTTGGTTTGTTCTCTCTAATTTTTGAAACTAAATCTATTTTAAGCTGTTTTGTTGTTACAATGTTTCGATTTTTCAACATTTCATATTGGATATCTCCATTTTTTATAATATAATAGCACCAAAAAAGAGAGTCTTGTTCTCTTGGAATAAATAATGATGGCGTTTTGGTAACTGTTTTTTTTTCATTTTTATGCTCTTTTTTAGTCTTACTTTTACTTTCAGATAAATCAGAAAATTTATATTTTAAATAAGATTGCATATTTGTGTCATTTAAAATATATGGTTCAAAATTATGTAATAGTTCAGTCATTGGTTATATTATTTTAAGCAATATCTTTAATATCTTTTGTAAAATATGTATTCCTATAATCAGCCTTTTGTTGTTCTGCTATATTTAAATTTGATTCTTGTGCATTAACATATTTAATATAAACAGCCAATTCATCAAGAACTTCTTTTTTTAGTTCAGAGAGATTAATATGAATCCCATACTTATTTTCATTTAACATAACTTCTTTATGCTTGTAAAAAATTCTTAAAACTTCTACTTGATTAAATTTATTCATATTTTCAATAGATTCTCTCAAATAATTTAATTCACTAACTGAATAATTGTTAATTTCATTAGTAGATAAAATAGCTTCCATTTTATAAACTATTATAGAGATGTTTTTATATAATAATCAAAAAAAATAAATTATTATATAAATTTTTAGATATATGATTAATCTTCTATAACTAAGCGAGGTTTCGCAGGTTGTTTTGGTTTAGGAACATATTCTTTTTCTTTTACTAATTCACCAATAATAGATACAGCCTTATCATTAAGTTCAAAACGTTGTCCAATAACTCTAACTGTAATAATGTCTCCGACTTGGACTTCATTGAATTGTTGTGACGTGAAATGATGGTCTTTTGCAACAAATACAATAAATGGCGAAGGAACATCAGTTGCACTTTCAGCACGAATACCCGCCTTAACATTATTTTTAACAGCACATGATATCAACATACCTTCAACCGGGAAGCAAATGTCGCACTCAAATACTAGTTCAAAAACAATATTAGAACCACGCTCAATTATTCCACTTGAATATCTAATAATTTTTGATGAATTAGGTTTTACAAATCCTTCTACAACACATTTTCCCTCGAATGTATTCTGAATATATTCTTCCATTACTTCATCAAGATTTTTTCCGATGCAAGTAATTGGCAAGACGACTTTTCTAGTTAAAAGACATCTTGAATATACAGTTTGTGCCTTATTATCTTTGCGTCTTTTAATAACAGGTGTAGCTTTAGCAACGGCTTCCATTATATTCTATATACATATTATCTTTTAATTATATTTTTATTCAATTTTATTTAATAAAAATAAATAATATTTAAGAATGACTTAAGCAAACACTTTATATAATCCATGATAAATAGCCATTTCTGGTGTGAAGAACCATTTTTTATCATCATGTTTTACCTCGTTAAAATAACGAAGAATAAATTCTTCGAGCACACATAATTCATCATTTCCGACTGCCTCATAAACTATATTACCATCTTCGTCTTTTACCGCTTTGGTACTTTCAATAGTATATTTATTTTCACCAACAATTTCATTTAATATTGCCAAATTATTAGATTTTCCTGCATTTTTACAGATAGCACCTGTATCACGAGTTGAATTCATATTTTTGGTTTTAAATGCTAAACCTGCATTGCCTTTTAAATAACCCATGAATCCTACTAGTTTATTATATTCATCTTTATTAAAAGCTAAAAATTTTTTTGTTTCAGGTGATGTTGCAATCTCTCGTTGGTCTTCTGAACCAGCCTCAACCCATTTATTATCTTCCAAAATCATAATCATTCTCTTGTTTAATTTATAAGTTATAAAAACTGTTAATTTCTTGGTTGTTATTGTATTGTTTTCAAAATATTCCTTTGCATATTTCTCAAACGAATCTTGCTCTATACTATCAAGTGAATATAAGTAATTCATAACATTAATTTTTTCTTCAAATAATAGAAGTTCTAATAAATGTGCTACTAAGAATGAAATCAAATGCTTTCTTGAATCAGGATATTCTTTAGACATTTTTCTGATAACAATACCACAATGTTTATACCAATTTTCATCACCTCTTGGAACTTTTGTTTGTTTTGAAAATTCTTTTGCAATGTCAAAATTAACTTTCATTTCATCAACAATGCGTTTTCCTTCGGGAAATAGAAGTTCGTCTTCTTCAACTATAACTTTACTCAAATTTCTTTTATCAATAACTGGTTTTACAATATCCTGTTTTAATTCAAAATTAACCATACTGTGTTTATAATCAATAGGAACTGATCTATCAAATATCGAAATATTTTTATCTTTAAGTTCTACTGGTTGAAATAAATAATAATCACCAATATTTATTAATTTTCCATTTCTTCCATATCTATCAACAATAAATTCATTTTCGTCTTCAATTAATTGTGTTAGTGCTGAATAAATCTGTACATATGGATATTCCTTTGGTGTTCTAATTGATTTTAAAAGCGTGTCTTTCTTATAGAAGAAAGCTTCCTTAAAAAGCATTCTAATTCTTTGTAAAATCTTTTCTGAATTCATAACAATAAAATGTTCATCATAAGTGTCTTCATTTAATTTAGATTCATCTATATCTGCATCTGGACGACAATCATAGTTACATGTTGCCATATAGTCACATGCAGGGGAAAATGGAGCATCACCTATTTTAAAATCTTCTAATACTTTTCCTGTAGATAATTGTTGTTTAATTGGTTCCTTTAAACTTGTAGCCATTATTTCCTGTGTAAAATTTGTTTGATCATGATTGACAATGCAATCTACAGCAGTTTCTTTTAATACTCTAGTAACCTTGCCTATTTGAATAGCTTTATATTCAGCAACACGATAGACATATAAATCAGATGCTTCTTCAATATTCTTATCAAGAATTGTTCCATGCATATAAATTTCAACATTTCTCTCTTCGAATGGCAAATCTTTATGAGAAAAATTACGAACAGCACGACCAATAATTTGTTCAATACGATTCATATTATACCATGGTTCAAGAATATGAACTTGTCTTATAAATTTAAGGTCGATACCTTCTGAACCTGCTTTTGATATGAGAACAATTTTTACTTTGTTTCCATCTTTATTATCTTCACCAGTTAATCCTTTTACTTCAAAATCATTATTAGGTGATAATTTTAAATCACCCGTAATCATTGCATAACGTGCTGGCATAAAATTCTTCTTATCTGTTGGAGGTTTCATAGTTCTTACATCTACAACTTCTGATGGTCTATTTTTGAATAATGGTTTTATTCCTTGTTGACCATATCTTGTAAAACCCATTTCTTCTAACGCAAGAGCCATTGGTATCAAACCACTGTCAATATATTGCGAATAAATTAATATGACGCCTTTTGAAACTACATCTGTGTCAGTATTATAAATTTTATCAATTATACATTTAATTTTAGAACTATAGTTACCAATCTCATCTCGAGAGAAAATTCTACCGTAATTTTTAAGTGTTGAAGTTTTATATTCAAAATCTCCCTTAATTGGCGGTGATTTGCTGTCTAAAAATGTCATCATTCTCTCCAAACCAATTTTACCAGTTAATTGATGGGGGTCAATTGTAAACAATCCACGACGTTCAGAAGATGATTCAGGTGTGGATGTATTTTCGCCACCAGAAGTAGCCTGACCTTGATGACTACGAGCCATTAAATTAATACTTGGCGTTTTATTGGTTGCAGTCTTATTTGTTGTTTCAGTAGTTGGCACCTGAGTTAACGCAAATATTGATTTATCTTTATCTGACGATGATGGTTTTGTATCTTCTGAACTGGTTGTTTCAATTATAAGCGGTCTATTTACTTTCTTTAATTTTTTTCTCAAGTCATCTCTTTCATCTTTTGTTGTTTCATCATCTGAGTCTGGAGTTAAACTAGCACTTTTGCTTTTGCTTTTGCTACTAGTTTTTTTATTAAGTTGTGGAGAAATAGAATCATTATCATTATCAGAGCTTGATAATTCAATAATCAACCCTTTGTTCTTAGCAAAACTAGTTTTCTTACTTGGTTTTTCCTCTGGAACTTCATTAATGTCCGCTTGTTCTGGCACTTCTTCGTCATCTTCACCTGAACTTTTTCTCTCCGATGAGCTACTTTCAACAATTAACAAAGGTTTTTGTTTTCCTTTAATAGGTTCAGGTGTTTCCTCTTCTTCCTCTTCATCTTCTTCAGTTTCCTTTGAACTAGTTTCGTCGAAACTTGGAGAGAATTCTTCTGACAATTTTTCTGCAGGAATTTTATCTAAAATATCTTTTAATCCAGGAACCGGATATGAAATAATTAATGATTCTAATGGTGTTTGTAATAAAGTATATCCAAATTTTTCCATATTTTCAAAACTTGGCATCTCTCTAGTTACTCCATATTTAGTTGTAATTGTAAATTTTTTATTTCTAAGGTTATGAATTATATATTTATAACAGCAATATTGACATTTACCACAATTACTGCATTCACCAATTTTAGTTAAGTATAAGCTTAAAATTCTTTTTTTGTCTTCATGCTTTATTTTTTTAAGATTCATTTGAAAAGAAGGATATTTTATATCAGGAAAAGTGTCTTTTGGAGCAAATTGATTTGGATAGATTCTATAAGGAAATGTATATGGATTTTCACCTCTTACAAAAGAAATATACCCAGTTGCCTTTCTAATTAAAATTTCTTCTCCATTTTTCTTAAAATTACC